TTGTATATGTTGCTTTGACTTTTACGAATTCAAATTCTAAAAAATTATCTTTGCAATAATTTGGAGTTTTATTGAAAACGCTTCTCTTTAAAAACTTTTCCATAAAATCTTTATTTCCATTAATAAAGCAATCTTTGAATTCAACTAGTTCTATAATAGTCATAAATAACGAATCATCATTTCCAAACTGTACCCATTTTTTAGTAGGTTTGTGATATATTGCGTATTTGTATTCTGTGAATGTTTCGTTATTCATTGTTTTTCTAAAGCACAACCAATAACTTCAAATGGTCCAAGTTGATGCATGAAGTTAAAATTCATTGTACTAGTTGGTTCTAAATATTCAACACAAAATGCTCCAAATTTAAACCCTATTTTACCAGTACGAATTTCTCCAAATCCATTCTTATCCACTTTAATTAAATCATTTTCGTATACATCTTTTCCGTTTTTATCTTGTAAACCAGTATATTGACAAGGGATAAGCATATCATCTTGCTCAAACAATTCATCAACATATCCACTATATTTGTATTGTTCAATAAACCCTTTGGTTTGTGGATTCCAGAATTTAAATTTGATTGTCCGATTGTGCATTTTGATTATTGACAGTTATAGTGTCCAAACCTAAAGAAATAGGCTCATTATCATTATATGCTGGAGGAAACGCGGTTTCCAAATCAGACTCATAAGAACTCATATGAAACATAGGACTAAATTCTCCAAAATCCGTTGGTAATAAAGCATCAACGGATTCATTATACATAGTATCATGAAAAACCATATCATCATACTTTTTTTTAAAATTTTCTAGATAGTGTTCAAATCCATCATAGTTTTCATCATATTTTGTATTATAAACATAATCGAACAGCCAATCTTCTCCTTCTTTAGTTAAATTTAAATCTCTTACTAATTTTATAAAATATTCTTCTTGAACCGATTGAAGTTCATTTATGAATGTTTTTACTTTAAAAATAGCATCTTCGGGATGTTGTCCGTCTGGTGTGTAATTTTTAGTTTTCATTTTTAGTTGAGTTTAAAAGTCCTTGAATGTTTTCTATAGACCAATTTTTTTCAATTGCTTCTCTAATCGTTTCATTTTTTTGTTTTGTAGATAGGTATGATATATATTCACTCATACACATTCCGGTTAGTGATGTTATAACTATAGCTACAATTGAGATTATAACCCAATCTGGTTTATTTTTATTCTGATTCATAAAATTATTGTTTGTTTGTTTGATACTCAAACAGTATCAATCTATCTTTAAAGACGTATCCGGTTCTTCCGCTTTCAGTATATACTTTAAACCAATTTCCAGACTTGTCAAGTATTTCTAAGTTTGTTCCATTTAAAATTCTAGCAATTGATGATGAAGAAATATCTGGTTTTTCTCTCAAATTAACCCAACCATCTTTATCATCCACAATACCATATTCTTTTTTTAAGATTGGTTTATAAACTTCTTGGTGTACAATTTTTAATTTATCATAAACACCAACACCAGCTGTTATTAGAGCAGCAATTCCTGTTAATATAACACCAATATGTTGCCAATTATTCTTCATTAAAATGATTTAAACAATCAGTTATTTCTTGCTTCTGAAGTCTCAAAAGAATTCTACCATAATTTTTAATACATTCTTTTGCATATGTATCTAATTTATTCAAACATCCATCAGCAGATAATCCGCTTTGATAAAAAGCGTAGTCTTCCAAGTCATCAAGATGTAATTTCTTGTTCATCTTTTGTTTTCCAAAACTTTTCGGTTTCTTCACAACAAGCAACATAACCTTGTTTTCTTGCTTCTTCTCTACAAAGAGTTTTAAACCAGCCACCTCTTTTACAAAGAACGCCATTTTCACCAGTTACCTCGCAAGTATTTCTAGATTTTCTTTCTGCTTCATGAATGATGTCGTCAATAATATCATCCTCGATTTTATCTGCACCATAGACGCTTACATAAAATCGAAGATCTCCATACTTTTCTTTAATTTGATCAGCCACTACCTGTACTTCTCTTCCGTCTTTAGAACAAAGATCACAGAAGTATTGCATCTTTTCCATGCATTCATCTAGAAGCTTGTACCAACCATCGTCTACTTCAAACCCCCATGCCATACATGTATGCATTGGATCTCCTCTAAAATTTTTTAAAATCTTAGGATATTTTTTTACTAGTTCTAGTTGTAGTTCTTCTTTCATATTATTTTTTCCTCTTAGATGGTCTAGTAACAGTTACAGTTACAGTTTTTCTAATTTTGGTTGATCCTATTTTTTTTTCCGTCACTCTTTGTTTTTTTATTTTCATAAATATAAAAATAATATAATTTAAATTTTTGTCAATTAGAAATTATTCTTCCCAACAATTATTCTTATAATCCCAGTGTCTGGAGTCATAAAAATTTATTTCTATTTCTAAACCAAAAACATTTAGTTTAAATCTAATACCAGCATGATCTTTTCCAGTGAGTTTACAATCAAACTCAAAAGAAAACAAGTTATAATTTGAAAAAAAAGTTTCAATTTCCAAATTTTTATTTTTAGATAGTTGTTTATGAAACCATTTTAGTTTATACCAAAATCTTGGTTTATTTGTAAAATTATAAATTGTAAAATTAACGTACATAAATTACTAATTTAGACGTAAAACAAAAAAACTTATGTAGAAATTTACCGAGTATTTTTTTCAATATTTTCATGTTATGACTTTCTAGGTAAAAGTAATGCTATTTCATCAGAATCATCAGCAACTACTTCTAAAAATTCTCCATCCCACCATTTATCTTGTTTGTGCTTATTTTTAACTATAGGAACTAAATGAATAGAATCAACCTCATCATAACCACCCTCATAACCTTGCACAACTACACGTTTTTGGGGGTCTTCCAACGTAAGACGTTCAATTAATTCTTTAACTTTCATGGTTTAATTTTTGTGTTATTAATTTTATCCATTGTATTCTAGATATTTGTTTATTATCCAATATAGAAAACGCATATGATGAATTTTCATGATAATTTCTTTTAATCATTTCCGCTTGCTCTTTCCTAGATTCTACTTTTCTAATATCATGGACCATTTCCAATATATTGTCAATATATTTTTTTACGCTATCGCCAGCATTACAAATTTTTTCTATTTCATCTTTTAATTGTAATGCTATCTCAAAATCAAAATCTGATTCTATTTTTTTATAGAACTCTTCGCATGATGGCATTTCAGAGTCAACATAATATTCAATTAAGTTGTTTTGTGAGTTCAATTGTGATTTAACTCTATGACAAAATAAATACCAATCAGATTTTAATTTGATTCTGTTCTGGCCATTATTATATGATACAACAATTCCCTCTTTACCTTTCCAATATTTTATAGTTTCTGCTATTTTAGAAAGATCATTAGTATCTAGGAAGTTATATGATTGCGGCGTTGGGATAGGCCCAATCTTTCTCCATATATCAATCAAATCAGACGAAGAAACAACACACATTCCGTTTTTGTTTATAGCACCAATAAAATAGAATTCTATTTGTTGTGGTCTAACAACAATAACATTATTGGGTGTTACTATTTCAAACAAAAGACTAATGTGTGAGTTTTCTTTTAAGAACTCGACTACCTTTTGGTATTTTTCTGGTAACAATTCAAAATCTTTAGCATTCTCTTGTGATGAATAAGAAACCGTACCTCTTGTTCTCATTGAGAACTTATCATTAACATAATCTGCTATAAGAAGAGAACCATCTATCTTATCTTCTATCTTCCAATCGTTAAAATCCTCTGGGTTTGGATAACATTCTGGTTTTTCTCCATAGTTAAAAAACTTCGGAAAACCAGAAGATAAAACATTACCTTCTTTGTCCGTAATTAAAGAACGATAAAACAAGTTGTTCTGATTCCACTTTGCGTCAATTTCTGGAGTTATTAAATAACTATCCAAACCACAAAACTTATTTGGAATAATATTAAAATATTCTTCTTTTAATGGAAGTTTTATTTTCATAAAACTACTATACTATATTTTTATAGAACATCAACCAAAAATAAAACAAAGAAACACCTAAAAACACGATAAAAGATAAAATTAATTTAGTTTTAGTTTTCATATATATTTTTCTTATATCTAAAGTTTCTCCATTTGGTTCTATGTTTTATAATCCAATCGATCAAAGCTGTATCAAACCCTATATCATAACCCCTTTTTTCACTTTCAAGCCATTTATGTTTTAAAATTTCTTCTCTTTCTTCTATAAATTCTTTATATATAGAAGAACTCATGAAAAAACATGGTGTTGCGGTTAGTGCTATCATACATAATATTTACTTTTTTATTAAAAGATAAACATTATATTATTGTCTAAATTCCCATAATTCATTAATATCTAAAAGTTTAGATACGCAACCATTTACTCTTTCCGTCCAACTAGAATGAAAGTGTCCATAGAAATGATATTTTGGATTGCATATTTTAAATATCTCATCCATTACTGCTCTTTCATCGGTAAGATCTTCCAACAAATAAGCATCTTCTCTCGACCATCCATAAACCATTTCATTGAATTGTTGTGGAAAACACCATGATGGCGCGGTGTGAGTAACAAGAATATCAACTTTTTGACAGGCGTCTCTATCAAAAACAACACCCTCATCTTCCCAATAAGAAACCCCTACAGTTCTTCCAGTTCTATCAATAGATACTGCACCACCAATAAATTGAATAAGTTTAGAATTATATTCAAAAACAGAGTAATCTTCGACCAATTCAAAATTATCTAAACATATTCTATTATTTTTTTTGAAAGCTATAGGATCATCATGATTTCCTCTAATAGCATAAAAATTAATATTATTCTGTTTAAATTTTTTATCAAGTAACCCATAAGTTACCATATCTCGACTTGGATTAAATCCAACTCCTAAATCCCCAACAGAAATAATATTAGCGTTGGAAATTTTTTTTAGTTGTATTTTAAAAAGCAATTCATTCCAATTTCCGTGGGTATCGCCTAAAAATAATATTTGTTTATTACCATCCAGTTGTGTCGTCGTCATTAGTTTGATATATTCTATATTGTTTTATTTCTTCTGTCAATATGTCTTTTAAACGAGTTAATGCAAGTTCATATGTATCACATTCTTCTTCGATTTCATCTACAATGTATCCATGATGACAAACTAGATATTTTGGTGGAAATCCATAACTCCATTTAGTTTCTATATACCAATGACAATCACGGTCTTTGTGGTGGTCTTTTCCTATTAAAACATACCATTCGTCAGTTAGTTCTGTAATCTCTTCAATTATAGTTTTCATAGTTCAAGTCCATAAAAATTCTCTATATTTAATTAGTTCAGTTAATACATTTGTATCTTTTTCAGAAATTTCTTTTTCTAATTCATTTACTTTTTTATATTTTACTTCATATGGAATTCCATCATCAACCATTTGAAATAATTTTCTACCGTCTTTATCTGTTATTGGTTTAAACATTTCAACAAATGGTCTTAATGGTGGATAAGATTCTTCCATTCTTTTCTGTAAAATTGGTCTTTCTACTGTTATATATCTATATGATTTAATTAACCAATCTTCAAAATTTTTATGTTCTTCTGATGAAGACCAATCTATTTGATTTTGTTTGTACTCGTCTTCATAAAAGGATTTTACAAATTCAAAATTAACATCAACTAACAAAGAACTTATATCACGCCATGTTCTAGGTATAACCTTTCTTAATCTTTCATGTCTTGGTTTAAAAATTGGAAGTATATTATCATAATAATACATTCTATAACTATATGGAAACAAATCCAAAAAGTCATATATTCCAAATTTTTCAAAAAAATATTTTCTTATTTTGTTCATATATTTAAAAATACGTTCCAATCTTTTATTTCATCTTTATTTCTAATATAGAAAGACACTGGCATTACTCTAGGAGCCGTTGGTTTCTTTATTAGTTTTAATCCCGCTTGTTCTGGTGTCTTATCTGCTTTTCTAGAATTAATTTCTTTGTGAGCCAATACACAATTTTCCCAAGATGATTTTCCCCCTTGGGATTTTGGAATTACATGATCTATATTACCGGTTTTCTTGTTTAATATTCTACCGGTATATTGACAAGTATAATTGTCTCTCTCCCAAAGATTTTTTTGAGTGAATTTAACAACTTGTTTTGGTATTGTATCATTATAATTCAACACGATAACATTTGGTATCTTAATAGCACCATTTATGGTTTTAACAACATCATCATTTTCAGATACTTTTAAAGAAATCCATTCTCTCCATTCTAATGGAAGAATTCTATCATCTTCAACTAGAAGACCTTTTGCATGATCGGAATACATCAAACAAAATGAATGCTTTGCTGTAGTCGTATTAATCGGTATCCAACATTTATTTAATATTAAGACGCTTCTATCAATATTCTTTTTCATTCAACTTATAAGGTTTTTCGATTATAACATAATATGACCCAGAGACTTCTTGTATACTTGACATATTACCTTTCGGTAAAGGATTTTTTTCAAATGCTTTATATACAAGATCCCACGCTTGATTATATTCTTTATTTTTTATAGCTTTAGATACTTTTTCTTGATAACGTTGCGGAATTCTAAATTCTTTTTGTGGTTTCCAATATCCATTAATAGAATCTAAAATCTGAGGCGGTTCAACATCAGAAAATTTCATTACTCCATCTCCACTAACATCACAAATTCTCCTATAACCATCATTACGCTCATAGTGGAGATATTGTTCAATAACCTTTTTAATTTCCCATGCAATCGTTCCTTCTCTCATTTCCTTTGTATTACCAACACCAAAAGATGAATTTGGATGATCCAAATTTGGAAAAGTTTTCTTTTTTTTCCATTCCTCCGATTCTTTTATTATAGAACCACTTTCATCATATTCATTATTATATTGATCATAAAATCCACCGTGACCATCATATCTTCTTTCTGGTAAAGAAGGGAACATTACATATCTAACATGCCTGTGGATAGCTTCTCGTTCATTCCAATCAATCAATCTATCCCAATATGCTTCGCTCATTGCCATATCAACCTGACCAGAACGAAGTCTTGAAAAAACTTCAAGTGCTGTTGTTAGAACAGCAAGATGATCATAATCAAATTCAATTTGAATCTTCTTGGATTTTTTTGTTTTCATATTTTTTTGTTATGTGTTTTCTGGTAAAACTATCAAGTTTAAAATGATACTTTGCTATATTATATATAGAACTTGATTGCATAGCAGCCCCAAGTTGAACATTATATTGCTTATATGCATAAGGATCTCCCTTTTTATGAAATTGATTATACATATTTCTCATTCTTCTTTTTTGTAAAATCGTGTCTTTTCCTAAGAAAATCACGAATGCTTTAATATCATCTTCCCAATTTTTGAATATTTTCATATATCACTTATAGTATAAATCTTCACTGTCGTCAAGTATTACTCTATCTTTTAACCAAGCACATAACGCCCAATGATAATAGGTGTAATTTGGATCTCCTTCATAATGAAAGAAAGCATGACCCAAATCATATTCAATTTGTTTCATAATTTTCTTTTTAATTCCTTTTGGTGCTCTACTTTCCAACATCCAAGAATCCAAAAATACTTTACAATCCATTCCAAAATCCCAAGAGAAATATGCCACATTATTATGACGATCTACATGATAGATATCAATATAAATTGGTTCTTTACATTTGATTATTCCAAGCTCGTAAATCGTATCTGGTATTTTAAGTTTCATTAGTGCTTAATATATTAAACACTATATTTTTTAAACAATCAACTCTTTTTTCAAAATTTTCTTTGGACGGTGTTTCTATTGTGCAATAAGAAATATTTCTTCTTCTCAATGCTCTTTCTAATGTTCCCTTGTATGGTTGTTTTCCGTTTGTTATTACACCATCATTTGTTTCATCACCATGCGCTTGTTTTAAAATTTTTATATCTATATCCGATAAACAGGTTTTAATATGTTCTTCCAAATCTGGAGAACAATAAGCATATACGCCATCAACTTCATCATCCTCATGTAATGATATTACAACAGATGGATTCAATTCTTCTATCTTTAAAAGTAATCTATCCTGAAAATCATTATTATCTGGTGTATCGAAATGTCGATTTAAATCTTTTCCATCAACTCTTCTTTTGTTTGTTTTGTTTATGTTGGATATAACATAAACATTTTTTTGATTTTTAAAATGTTCAGCAGCTTTATTACCAGCTGGTTCATCCCCATGAATACCACTAATAATAACAAATGTTTTATTTCCAGTAAATTTTTCAATTAAAAAATCAAATTTCATATAGTATATTTATTTTCTATTATAGAAAACATTACACATATGATTATTTTGATACCAATTATAAAGATAATCTTCATGTTTATCTAAAAAAACCAAACAACTCAAAAGACTGGAATTATCGTTTCTGTAACTTTTACAAATTAATTGTATATCTTTATTGTCTATTTCTGATATCGGAAATGTTTTTAAAAAGGTGAGTTTAGCACTCATCGTTTTAAGTTTTTTATCGTCACTATCAATTTTAATCATTAAAAATTGTTATATTTGTCTAATGATGCTTCAAAATTAATATCACCATCAAAAGACTTTTCGCCGGAATTCATAACCAAACAATCCCAAAGTTTACCAATATTAACTTCGTTTACTTCTATTTGATTCCATTCCTCGTCTGTTAAATTTTCAAGTTCGGTTGGTTGTTCATTTAACCAACTCAATACTGCATAAATTTGAACAACTGGTCTTTGAGTTGCATTTGAATATAAATTAGATTTAAATTCAAATTGCGGATATAAATCAGATAATTTTTTAATTATATCATCCATCAGATCAATACTCCCAAAATAAATCCAACAATAAAACCTAATATAAATACAGTTTTTGTTGGGTGGTTCCAAATAAATTCATTGATATATTTTCCTATGTTATTTAATGTTTTCATATTTTAAAGTATTCCTTTTATTCTAAGATAAGTTGCTCCAACTATTGATGCGAGCAATAAAACTATTACAACATTTCTTTGTAAAATTGCAAGATCTTTTTCTACTAATTTCTTTTGCATTATATTTAAGTCTTTAATCATCTTATCATTATATTCCATCTGACGAATCAGTTCTTGGTCCACAGCTTGTTTAGTTTCTAATAAATTTTTATTATCTTTTTCAATCTGAGCATATGTTTCTTTATCTTTTAAAAGTTTCTGATATTCTTCTGAACTCACAACAACAACGGTATCATTTTTATATTTTTCTGGAATTATTAATACTCTTTGTTTATTAATAATAGTTGGCTTAACTTTACTTTGACTTCCTATTGTTTCTATATTTTTTTTGTATACTGCTTGAATTTCTATTCTTTTCTTTGGGGGTTTTACTATTCTTGTGGATTCATTAACATAGTTATCTGCTAAATCCAAACGAGCATTATCTAAAGAATCTTTTGTTGCGTAAACAGAACGAGATAACGCTTCTGATTGTTTTTCAGTATAAACCGTACAACTATTTAAAAATAGTAACGCAATACAAAATATAAATAATTTCTTCATAATTAATACTTATCTTTTATCATAAAAAATAAACCCCTTTCAGGTTGGTAGCCCAAAAGGGGTTTGGTTCGACTCCGCAAAAGAGAGCCTCGTATCCGAATCGAACGGATGACAACGAAATTACAAATTTCGCGCTCTACCAACTGAGCTAACGAGGCGTTAAATTGGCATCTCTAAGGGGATTTGAACCCCTACTAATACCGTGAAAGGGTACTGTGCTAACCGTTACACTATAGAGACGTTGGTGCAGAATGAGAGAATCGAACTCTCAACTAAAGTTTGGAAAACTCCCGTTTTACCATTAAACTAATTCTGCTTTAAATTTTTAATTTATCAAGGATGTTTTTATTTTTTTGTAAAAGATTATCATCTACTTTAACTATTCCTGCTTCTATTTCTTGATGACAGTTAGAACAAACTAATATACATTTTTTAGCTTCTTCTAAAAGAATTTTATATCCTTTACTTAATCCTTTATGTGCAATACCGAATTTTTTATTATTTGGTATTAAATGGTGAAATTCTAAAGCACCTATACATTTTGAATAATCACATATTATACATTTATCTCCAAAATCTTTTACTAATTTTTCTTTAACCGTTCTTCTTCTTTTACTGACGTGTTCGGATCTGCATTTTTTACAACGATGATAATTTCTACCTTCTAAAACAAATTCTGTTTTTCCATGTTTATTACACTCTTTAATAATATATTTTGATTTCATATATTATTATTTATCTTGGTAGATCACTTTTTTATATACCAAAAATCCTGACGAGGTAGGATTCGAACCTACGACCAATCGGTTAATCTCGGAGATACGAGAATCGAACTCGAATTACGTCACCTACTTCTCCCACAGCCGATCGCTCTACCACTGAGCTACTCGTCAATAAAATGGTGGGCAGTGCTGGACTCGAACCAGCGAACTCCGAAGAGAGGAAATTTACAGTCTCCAGCAATTGCCGCTATGCGAACTACCCAAAAATTAGCAGAGGCAGGATTCGAACCTGCGAGGCACAAGGGCGGGTGGTTATGAGCCACCTGAGATACCACTTCTCACACTCTGCAATAAAAACTTCGTTTGATGAATGGCTGTGAATACTCTCGAAACACCTTATTAAGCACCATTTCATTTTCGAGGCAATGATCTACAATGAATTGTAAACACCAAACAAATTGTTTAGAATATGTGCAATAGATCGAGTCATACTTGAACTATTGCACATATTCTAATCAAATGGTGGAGATGACGGCATACGATAGCCGTGTCCAATGAACTTTCATTTCACAATTCTTCACATGTTTGGATATTTTCGATATTATAAGGATATCATAG